CAAGCGTGGAGGGCAGGTCGCTCTCCTCGCACACGATGAGCTTGGCCATGTTCTCGTGGGTGTGGTTGAGGTTGATGGTGTAGGTGTCGTTTTTGACATCGACATCAACCGTTCCATCGCCAAGCGTTTCTATATTGATGTCATCACTTGTAAGTTTGCTATCCATCGAAGCGAGAATAGTGTTTATGGTATCAGCACCAACCATTGCCTCGCCACTGCTTCCAAAAATGTTTATCGTCGAATCTGCCATAATATTACTATGTTAAAGGATAAAATACATCATTAGCTAAGTCATAAATTCCATTCTTATTGTCACTAATGCGCTGTGCTGGAACACCATTAAAGCTGCCTCCGCTCAAACATTTGACGGAATAAATCTTGCCACTGCTAAACAAACCGCTTCCCTTTGCGCCAAACAAAAAAGGATTATCGGTATGGCCATTTGTTCCAGTTCGGCTTACCGTCTCATTGCCTATCGTCATTGTAATGCCGTTAGACGTATAAGTAATGAATATTGTTGAACGTGTTGTGACATTTACACTTGTATAATATCCAGCTCCAGTACCCAAACCCCACTTACCATTACCGCAAGCGGCAGCAAATTGGCCGCCGTAGCCAAATCCTGTACAGATAATCACTTCATTTGAAGTCGTTGATGAATCACATACAACATCAAATTCCCATTGCGAGTTAACTGGTGAAATATTTGTCGAGATTACTCTGGTTATTCCTTGAACATAGTCCAGTTGTGCATATCCATCTGGTAACACTGGTGTAACACTGCCACCTGCCGAATCATACACCAAGTCATCGCCAAGATAAGCCTTGCCGATAGCCGTGTCACCCAAGTACATCTTACCAACCTTATTTGTGCCTATGTAACTCATTCTTCTTCGGCTGGAATTAAGTAAAGGGTTGAACTATCCTTGGTAGCAAGTGCCGTGTAAGCCGCCTCATCAGCAAGCAACTCATATTTGAGGTACTGTGAATGGACGTGGTTGAGGTTCACCGTGTAGGAGTTGCCGTCACTCAACGCAATGGTGAAAGTCCCGTCTTGGCTTGTTGTGATGCCAGTGATGCTCGCCTTGCCGTCCACATAGGTCTTGACACCTCCGCTCGTCACAGGATTGGTGGAACTTGCGGTAGGAGTAGAATCAAACGTCAGCGTGTCCTGCTTTCCTGCCAACAGCGTGTCTGCTTGTGTCTTTGAATAGACATCGCTTGTATTGGCCTTCGTCGAATCGTGCGGATGCACATGGTCTTCCCTCGCATACTTTGCAGACGAGCCGACCAAAGCAGTGTTGCCGTCCATTTGAGGAGCGGTATCCGCAGGGGGAATCGTGGAGCCAGTCTGCACTTGGATGTTCACGTTGCCGTTGCTATCAGGCTGAGCAGGCGTTCCGTTGTTCACGCTCACCGACTTCACCTTTGCAGCAAGTGCTGCGACCAGTCCGGGGATGTCGCTTTGGCTGAGTGTGATGTTGTTGCTCAGTGCCTTGCCGTTCACCGTGCGGCTGGTGGGCACATAGTTCGATGCGTCGAAGTTCACGGGTATGCTGACGGTCTTGTCACCGCTCTCGGTCTCGACGATGAGCACCAGGTTACCGTTGGAGTAGTAGGCGTTCTTGATGATATCATCACCGCTGATGCTGCCGCCACCTCCGCTGGTGATTGCGTCAAACGATGCGCCGTTCCAGGTGTAGAGCGTGTCGTTGGCAAGGTTGACGTACAGCACGTTGGCCTTGGGGGTTTCTCCGTTGATGCCTCCGCCCTGGCCGTTGGCCTCCATGATAAAGCCTGCACGGTAATAGTTCTCGCCCTGCGACAATGAGCTGAAATCACCCTCGTCATAGGTTTCGCCCATGGTGTGCAGGATGACAATAGGCGATTGCTGCCAGTTGAGCAGCTGCGTGCCATCGTTGACCATGGCGAAATGCTGCTGGAGATATTCACTCGCAGCCGCATCGTTGTCGTAAAAATACTTGACGATATCCATCAGCAGTTGGCCGACGCGCAAAGCGGTGTTGCCGCCGATGTTCTGCTCGTCACGCACCTGCTGTGATCTCGCCCTTAATTCCTGGTATGTTGCCATGTATTGTTAATCTCCTACTGCTATAACCCGACAGCGTGACTGCCTGGTCGTGAGTTTGTTGTTTTTGCGGTGTATGTTCGCATACTCAAGACACTCGCTCAGGTAACGCTCGGCGATGTTCATGGTATCGTCGTAGCGTTTGAGGTCCGCGTCATTGGTATGGTATGCATATTGGTCCTGGTGCTGCATGGCACCGGCGCGGGCGATGATGTTGCCGTCGTTGCGCAGCATCTTGGCATAGACGTAGTATGCCAGGGCCTTGCGCAGGCCGTTGCAGTAGCGCAGGCCGTCATCACTGCCGCAGCCACACTCGGCATCTGCCGGGTCATACTCTCCTCCGTCCAAGAAGATTTCGGGCGAGAATGTGCCGTCAAAGATGCCGCTCCATACGTTGGTGATCGTGGAGCTCTTGAAGTTCGTCCAGCCGACAGCCGGGATGATGTACACATCCTCGCATTCACGCACGAACTGCGCAATCTCGTCATCATCGACATGGATGCTCACGGGACGCGCCAGTGTGCGGAACTGCTCTGGAGTAATCAGCGGCAAACGGGTGTTGGTTTCTTCACTCATTGTTCATTCCTGCATATTGGATGGGTAAAATCGTAGTGTCTGCATTGCGCAGGATAGGTTCGTGCCACGCCTCAAGCAGCTGCGACAGGCCACGCGAAATGAAACGCTGCTCGATGGTCACCTCGCCGGCATAGTAGGTGTATGCGTCGGCCATGACGTTGCCCGAGAAACCGAGCTTGCCGATGCGGATAGCATAGAACAGCTCCTGATGGAACTGCGCATAAATCCGCTCGATGACCGATGCGTCGGTGGCGGTGAAATCCTTGTCGTAGTTGTTTGCGGTGAACGGTACGACCTCGGGTTTGTCCTCGTCGTTCTCCAGCTCGACAAGCAGCAGCTTGCCCACACGCTCATCGCCCTGGAACTGCGCAAGGTCTTCGGGTGTGATGGTCGGTGCGCTGATGTCGTTGCCATCCTGGTCGAACTTGGGCACTCCACGCTTGGTGATAAGCATGGCCGCAGTCAAGAAGTTGTTGCGGGCGTTGCGGTTCTTGATGTTGCCCAGGCCCTCCTCGGTGCTCATGTCGCTGATGACGGCATCGTAGATGGGCGTCGGGTAGATGTTCTTGCCCGCCATCGAGCACCACAGGATTTGGCCGTTGTAGTGGTCAATGCCGCCAGCACGCAGAATCTGCTCACGCACAGCCTCGGGATTGGGATTGAACACGTTGAAGTGCTCGACGTGCTGCTCGTCCACGGTGATGCGTTTGCCGTTCTTGGTCTTGCGGCCAATCCAGTCGGGGTGCGTGATGATGTGCTGCACATGGCCCGCATCGTCGCGCTCCTCCAGTCGGCAAACCTCAAACGGCACATGGTTAATCTCCACCACCTCGCACAGCAGGTTGTAGTTCACATGCAGGGCAAAACCGCTGTAACGTGACACATCCTGTGCGATGCGGTGCAGCAGATCGTCTGCCGTTTCTCCCGATTCGTTGAGAACCTTGCCTGCCAGGCCGTCCATGAACCCGTTGCCCTCGATGAACTTGCAGTAACGCGACAGGCAAAGTTCAGCCGTACCACTGGCCGCTGCGATTCTCGACAGGTGCTGGGGGTAGAGGTTGTCATTGCCCCACGCCTGAAGGTTCAGCCGCTGATGGTATGCCGTATCGAAACGGGGTGCAGCCTGTTTTACCTGCTGGACGTTCATTTGCGTTTCTTGCGTTTTGCGGGGACCTTGGCGGCCTTTTCTCCGCTCGGTTGAACACTTGCCTCACTCGGCTCGTTGACGGCCTCTGCGGGCGTTTCCTCGGGGATAACGTCGAACATGTCGCGCTTGTTGGGGAAACGCTCCAGGTAACGACGGGCCACATCGTCGGTCAGGTTGGCGTTGGTGTAGATTTCGCCATCGTCAAAATCACCGCAGCGGATGATGAAACCCGCACGCATATGATAGTTGCATTTCTCTTTCATCTTTTGGTCTTTTCTCAGTTTAACGGCCATCTCAATGACGGCATCTTGGTAGCATCTGCGGCATGCTGTCTTGTGGAACGTCCTGCCCGTAATTTCGGGATAAAGACGCGCAATCAGCTGCTTGTCTTCAATCGAAAAGGGGGCACTCATGCGCCCCCTTAACTCTTCCACTCTATCGAGAGCCTCTTTGTATGTCATCGTGCTGACATCTGTTAGGCCTTCAGCGATTCGTAGGCGGCAGCGGTGGTGGTTGCGTCGGTGTTGAACAGGAACATGGCACTCATGCGTGCGCCGGTCTCCTGCAAGGTGATGATCCAACCACCGTCGGTGTCTTCGCTGTACTTGTCG